GTGTACGGGGACAACATGTGCCTGGCACCAAACCCAGACGATGTTATTGCGAAAGCAACCGTTGGAGTTGATACGTTTCAAGGATCGCGAGTTTTGGTAGCAGATACCACTTTCGAACCACCTGATCTTAACGCAACTGCCGAAAAAGTATTTAGAAAAGTTCTGTGGGGATCACTCAACGCTTCGAGTGTTGGTGTTTTACCAATTGGACAAATCAAGAAAGAGACTTACAAGAACGATGCAGGGCAAAGTGATTACACTTTGAACTTCGAAGGCGGTCAGGAACTTCTTGAGTTTTCAATCGTGCAAATTCCAGCGGATCCACAAGCGCTAAGACGATCAATGAAAAACCACACAATGGCCGCGCTATCATTCCTATCTCGTTTTGCTCCCCATTTAAGCATGGACCAAATGAGACAAATGAAAGTGCAAGAGTTAGTGGACATTCTGGAAGGTCGGGAACTTTCAGAGACAAGACCAGATCCCGATTTAGAAAATTATAAATCATTCTTGAAACAGATTAAAGGTTAAAAAACAGATATGGCAAATCTATTAGAATTAAAAGCGAGTCGGGAAGAGCAGGTTGAAAAACTCGATAAGCTTGTGTCAGCAGCGGAAGCAAAACCATTGACCGACGAGCAAAAAGCAGAATTCACTGCGATCAAATCAGCGATTGCAAAGATCGATGAAGATATCAAGTTTGAAACTGAACTTGAAGAGACACGTAAATCAAGAGCATCCGAGAAGTTTAAATCTACACCATCAAAAGTTAACACTTCTGTTGGAGCTCCGCAGGATGGTGAAAGTGAACATAAAGAGCTTTTGAAGATATCAAAAGTATTTTCACTTGGCAAAGCATTGAAGCAGGTTACAAGTCGTAAGAATTTCGATGGCGCGGAGGCAGAAGTGTTTGAAATAGCTAAATCAGAAGCTAAAGAATGTGGTGTCGACCTGGAAGGTAACATGCATATCCCTCACAAGTTCATCAAACTTGGACAGAGAAGCGCACTCACTGTCGCCACAGAAGGAACCGATGTAGTGTTCACTGAGTATGGTGGTAAAATTATCCCTTATTTGAATCCAACACCAGTAGCCGACAAACTCGGTGTTACTTTCTTGCAGGGTCTTAACGGAAACGTTCAGTGGCCTCGAACCAGCAACAGATTATCACTTGGCTTTGTGGCTGAAACTGGAAGCGTGGCTGAGACAACTCCAACACTCGACAACATCAGCATCACACCAAAGAGATTCGGTGGATATGTTGATTTCACAATGCAGATGCAGCGCCAAGGTATTATGAATGTTGATAAGTATATCCGTAAGGAGCTTACAATCGCATACCAATATCTGATCGATGACCAACTTTTCAATGGAACAGGTGCATCGAACCAAACTACAGGTTTGTTTAATGCCTCTGGTGTTACGGTTCTTTCGCTTGGTTCTTCTGGTGGTGATATGACCCGATCATCGCTTCTTTCAATGATCCGTGATGCAGAAGTAGCAAATGCACGTGAAGGCAAGAGTGGTTTTGTAACAAACGCTTATGGAAAATACGCGCTTGCAATCACACCGGCACAAGCATCTGGCGTTGAGGGTAATTTCATTTTCAACCCTAAAGACGGAACCCTTCAAGGAGAACCGTTCTACAAGAGCAACGTGATTCCATCAAACTTCTCTGAAGGCGCTCAAAGCGACTTGGTAGGTATCATCTACTCCTCTAACTGGGCCGGTGCTCTTGTTGGATTCTGGGGTGGCCTTGACCTTACATTCGATCCGTATACCCAAAAGGTTGACGGTAAAGACAGGATTATCGTGAATGGTTTCATGGATCAGGATATTGAGCAGCCAGCAGAATTCGTGATCTGCAAGGATTGGGATGCAACTGATCTTCCGGCGTTGACTTAATCAACAAAAAATAAAATATGAAAGTAATTCCTAAGAGAAATTTCTTAGTCCGTCAAGATGATATCGAAGGCGGTGGAAGAAAAGATGTAGTGGCAACGAAGGGCGTTAAAATCGATTTGACTGAGCGCGAATGCGTGAAGTTTTGGGGATCGTTGGAGATCCCTGAAAATGAAAAAAAGAGGTTGCTGAACGTTGCGCATAAAAACGGCTACAAACGGCTAGTGTAAAAACTGAAAAATCAATGCAAGTAACCAGTAAAGTATTGCTCGAGCCGAGTGCCGAACCAGTAACGGTTGAGGAAGTAAAGGCGCAAGCATACATCACTGCTGATAACAGAGACACGGTTATTGAGTCATTGATAAAGGTTGCAAGAAAAAGGTGTGAAAGGTATGCAGGGGTAAGCTTCATGATTCAAACAAGGGTCGTGAAGCTTGATTACTTCCCCTACTGTAAAACCGAAATCATTGAATTACCAATGGGCCCAGTGCTTGCAATTTCCGGTAGCGATACCGGAAATCCCGCAAATACACTTGGAATCTCTTATACGGATGAAGACGGAGGAACACAAACACTCGTGCTTAACACAGATTTTTATCTGGACTCACACAGTGAAATACCAAGGCTTCTACCGGTGGATTCATGGCCGTCAGATTTCGATGATGAAAGGTTAAACCCGATCACTATTACTTACACTGCTGGATATTCCAGCGCGGAAACGGTACCGTCCGAAGCAAAACAGGCGATTATTTTCCAAGTGATCTACATGCATGAAAACCCGGAAGGGTCCGGTAATGACTTGTGCGATGCAGCTCAGGGATTACTTGATAGTATAAAGGTCTACTACAATGCAAGCCAAGATTAAAGTTTTAGTCTACCTGGCATTGTGGCAACGACCTCAGATAACTGAGCTGTGTTTTAAAGGGCTGAACAGATTACGCAAACATCCTGATTTTGATATCCAGGTGTTGGCGGTGGCAAGTGAACCCGGAATGATTCACCTGTGTGAAAAATACGATGTTCATGTAGTCACACATTCTAATCTACCCTTGGGACGAAAGAAGAATTTCGGACTAGAGGCCGCTAGAAGTTTCAAGTTCGACTACTTAATGGAGATCGGAAGCGATACACTGGTGTTGAATGAACTACTGGATGAGTACAAAAACCAATTCATAGGCGTTCAGCACTTCTTTGGAATAGGATGCTGTGCATTCATCGACAGTGAATCACAGGCTTGCAGGAGAGTCGGCGGTGCTTCCACTTACGGAGGCGGACGGATGATATCGAGGGCAGCGCTTGAAAGTTTGGACTTCAAGATCTGGCCGGATGGAATTAGTCGTGGACTTGACAACGCCAGCGTTCGAAAGTTAGCGATGGGTGGTTACTGGTATCAGCAACTAAAACCAACGGAAATACCAATGGTGATAGATGTGAAGAGTGAAACTAATATCTGGCCATTCAATCACTTGATCGGGGTTGAATACGATGTTAACAGGATACTGGAGAGGTTAAGCGAAGAAGAAGTCAACGCGATAAAAGATTTGTGGGCTCAGTATGCTTAAAGACAAGCAGAACATAGGAAAGTTTGATTGTCAGGTAACGCTTCTTAAACCGGTGTTCGGACCTACGACAAGTAAGGGACAGAACATAACCGGATACGAAGAGTTCGACAGTGATTCAATGCCTTACGTGCGGTGGGTTAATAAGCTAGGTAATAACACGATCGAAGCAGATCAAATACTTCACGTTCAGCAAGCAATTGTATCAATGCGGTATCGAGAAGATATAAAACTGAACTGCAAGATCGTAAAGGATAGCAAGATGTACGCGATACACTCTTTTGCTGAAAGCGGTGAAACACGCAAAAGGTTTTTAGATCTGACGGTAGAGTACGAAAAGGAATACGTGATAACGTGAAGTTCAATCTGAGTGTAACCGGGGTAAAAGAGATTGACAATGTTCTCAAGGCAATGCCGAAAGAACTAAGTCATCAAACTCTTGGATCCGCACACTTGGCGGCAGCAAAACCGCTGATCGAAAAAGCAAAACTGTTAGCGCCAGAAGGGCCGACAGGAAACCTGGTAGACTCTATCGGAGGTGTAAAGACACCGATAAAGAAAGCTGGTGTAATAGGAGAGGTAAGAGTAGGGCCGCGTAGAACTAGAACACATAGAGGGCATCACGGCCATCTTGTGGAATTCGGAACGAAGCCTAGAGCAAATAAAAAAGGTTCGAACCGTGGCACGATGCCGAAACAACCATTTATGGAGCCTGCATTCCAGCAGACAAATCCAGAAGTGGTTAATAGGATATCGACCGAAGTAGGCAAGAAGGTGTACAACGTAATGAAAAGGTTTATCAAGTGATATCGGGTATTGTAACAATCCTAACGGCAAATACAGACTTGATCACTCTAATTGGAGAAGATAAAATATATCCTCTTGTAGTTCCTGAAAAGGATGAAGATGATAATGATATCAGCGCTCCTTACCTAGCTGTAATGCTTGCAGCACAGGGTTCAAACCAAACGAAAAACACTGTTAGCGGTGTAGACTTCCCGCTTGTGCAGGTAAACGTACACGCCAGTTCGTACGATGAGTTAGAAGAAGTCTCTGAAGCAGTGAGGGCTGCTTTAGAAGGTGTATCGGGTACTTATGCAGGCTACAGTTTTTCAAAGATTTGGTTTTTGAATGCGCTTGATAGACCAGACCTATACCAAAAAGACAGACCGTCTTACCCTCGATCAGTTCAATTCAATTGTATTGTAAAACGGACTTAAGGAAATGGCAAGTGTTGGAGCAGTTATAGGAAATGAAATAGGCATCTACATGAACGTAGATGGCGCTATGAGGCTGATTGCAGCGGGACAGGGAGCAACCTTCTCAGCGGATCGCCAGGTGATTGATGTCACAAGTAAAAACAACAGTGGAGCGCGTGCGATCAAGATGGGTGGAAAGTCGGTGAACTTTACCTTCAATGGTAATATTTCATTCGATGAAACCACATCCACAACGCACGGATATGAAAAGATGTTGAACGCATGGAATAACGCAACATCGGTAACAGTTCGATTCTCAACGAACGTAACCGGTGATACTTATATCCAGTGTTCTGCTTACATAGCAAACATCTCGGGCGATGCACCAGTTAACGCGGTGGGCACATACTCACTCGACATTAACTCCACTGGTGACATTACCGTGGGAACGGAAACATAGTTCTTTAAAATATGCATAAAGGTGTTTTTGAGTTTGAGGTTGGCGAGCCTAAAGTTAAACGTGGATTTAAGTTTGGCACTTATGCTTTCGCTATAGCGTGCGAAAAAGATAAGTGCATTTTAAGCGAGATACTTCACCGAATTGGTGTGGGAGTAGATCCCTCTCAGGCAAGGATAAATATTATGTCTTTGCTTCACGTTTTCTACGGAGCAGCGGTGCACTACACTGTCAGCAAAAAGATCAAGCAAGACTTCGACACATCTGATGTAAGTGATTGGCTGGATGAACTTGGGCTGGACAAGGTGAACGAAATACTCACCGAGGGACTAACCCAGTACGCGCCAAAAAACTCAACATCCCTCGCGGAGACGGGGGAGACAGTTACACCATAGAAGACTGCTTATACATAGCAGTAACCGACTTAGATCTTTCTCCATCGGAATTCTGGGAACTGAGTTGGTACGATTGGGGCATGTATGTTCTTCGAATCTATAAAAGGCAAGAGGAACGAAAGGCCGACCAGGAATTTCAAATGGACTTGACACGAAGGTTCATGGCGTTGTTTGCTAACGCCAATCGTGGGAAGAACCAAAGAGCATTTAACCCTGAGGATTTTTTCAGACTCAGTTATGATAAGCAGTTAACTAAGGAAGTAGATCCGGAACTATTTTCTAAGGTAGCGAGAAAGCTAGGTGGGACGATAAAACCTAAGAAAAAGTGACTAATAGTGTTCTAGCAAAGTTGGCGGTTCAAATTTCAGCAAACACCGCTGAATTTAATAAGCGCATTGCTGACACTCAGAGAGGACTCACTTCCTTCACTGGAAACATAACAAAATTAGCAGGGACGCTGGGAATAGCATTCAGCGTACAACAAGTTGCTCAGTTCGCATTAGAAGTATCAAAGCTATCTGGTGAAGCCGAGGGTGTTCGTGCCGCCTTCGAACGGCTTCCAAACAATATTAAATTGATGGAAGACTTGAAACGTGCCACAGGCGGCACAGTTTCAGAACTAGGATTGATGAAGAGAGCGGTGCAAGCCGCAAACTTCGATATTAGCTTGGGTGCGCTGCCGCGATTACTCGAATTTGCTACGCTCCGAGCGCAGCAAACAGGACAATCAGTCGACTACCTGGTAGACTCTATCGTAACTGGTATCGGTCGAAAATCGAAACTTATTCTTGATAACCTTGGGATCTCAGCGGTCCAATTAAACGAAGCTCTTGGTGGTGTGACTACCGGAGTGGCTTCTATTGGCGATGTAGCTGATGCGGTCGGGAAAATAGCGGAGAGCAACCTTAAAAACATGGCTGGTTTCTCGGAGAACGCAGCCACTAAATTACAGCGACTCGAGGCCTCATGGACGAATGTGAAGGTAGCGATTGGTGACGCTGCCAACGGAACAGGATTCTTAGGTAAGTCAATTGACGCATTAAGCGGTTCATTAGACCTACTAGCCTCAAAGGATTTAACTTTCTTCGAAAAGCTTCGTGCCTTCTTTTCAGGCGACTTATCGGGTGCGGCACTTGAAGATTATCTACGGAGGCAGCAACGTATAACCAATGAGCAAAAAAAGCAAGCACAAGTCCTTCGTGAAGTCGATAGGTACTTCAAAGAATTCAGTGGTGATATAGATGCCTATAGTAAAACGATAGAAACACATATCTATCGTACAGAGCTTTTAGCGGAGTTCACCAAAAGACTTAACGATGAACGAAAGGAAGAAATTGAAACTTTAGAGTCGCTAAAAGCCAAGCAAGAAGAACTCAATTCTTTATTTGAGCAGACAAGCGTAACAGACACCAAAAAACTTGGAGCAATAGGTAATGAAATAATAGCGTTAAACAAGAAAATAGAGGCGCTCGAAAAACTCCGTAAACTAGAGAAAGCTAAAGATCCCCTGGCTGGCAAGTTTCAATTCATACCAGACCTTGAGGCCGAAGGATCCACCAACCCAGAACTCCGAAACCAGCAAGCCGCTAATGAAGCGAAAGAATTTGCATCTGACCTTAATGCCGTTGCCGCGTCTGCCGAATTCGCAGGGGGAGCGTTGATCAAGCTGGAAAACACATCATCTCAGGTGACACCAAAAATAACAGAAGGATTTATTGAAATGTCCGGTGCTATTTCAGGGGCGCTCTCTAGTGTGGCTTATGGTTTAGGTCAGGCTATTACAGGAGTTGGTAATTTTGGTGATGCGATTTTAAAGGCCCTCGCAGGATTTGTTGGTCAGGTTGGTGAGGCTCTAATTGCTATCGGTGTTGGTATGCTTGCCGCTAAACAGGCAATTAAAAACCCATACACAGCAATTGCAGCCGGTGCCGCTCTAGTGTTACTATCCGGAGCTATGGGCGGTGCAATGAGCCGCGCACAAAGCAATTTTAATTCTGGAGCCATGACCAATAGCCCCAATGAATCATTCACAACTCCCCAAAGATACATAGCACCAAATGCTCAAGGTGGCCTTCAAATCTATGGCACCGTAGACGTATCGGGCGAAAAGTTACGAATACTTCTTTCTAATGTAGATAATAAAAATTCTGGAAGACGTGGCTGAGCATGATATATACATATTCTCATTAAAGTCCGACCGCTCAGCGACATTTAACACTGGTGACCAGGTTATTTGCAGATGGGATGATGTTACAGAGGAAATAGTAGTTTACCTATCCGAGGGTTTTACATCACCCACTGAAACACTGGTTACATCAGGACCTTCCTTAGGATTACCAACTACAGACTATTTTCTTGTTGAAACCGGTTATAAGTTTTGCGAAACAACAACGCTCGTCTATTTTCAATACAACACTGGTGTGTTCCCTTACGCTATAAAGCGCGAACAGGAGGATAGTATTGCGTGTGTTGTAGGGCCTTCATGTGATATTGCTTTCTCTGATAATCCGACAATAAATCCCGCATCTAACGTCAGCT